TTTGCTGCCTGTATCAGCATCCAATCATCTATATCCTCCGGAGGCTCATACAGGTCCGGGTTCAGCAGGTATGCCGTCAGGCGTTTTTTGCCCCGCCCTCCACGTGCAGATCGTCCGTGATCGCGTTCAGCACTGCCGTCAAGAATCCCAGCGGGATCCCGTATTTTAAAATTGCCTCGCGCGTCGCTGGGATTTCCTGACCGTCATCATCCAGCACGTCCCAGCGTTTCACTGCCTGTGCCACCTGGTGGATGATCCCATCCAGGTCGTCCAATGACTTCAATTCGCTTAATAGCGTGGGCGTGATGGCATGCATGTGGTATTCAACCTCGGCAACTTCCTCGCCCACATGCACTTGGATTTTCCGGGTCTCGTTTTTCAAATCGCTCAGTCGCATATTTCCTCAATCTCCCCCCCAGTAGGAGCAATCCGGTGGGTCGCCCGTCGGGGGTTAGGGGGTAGGTTTATTTATATAGTCGCCGCGTCCGCAATCACGTCAATCTGGAACGATTTACCCCAGGTGCTGTCGTGAATCGGCTTCAACCCGTATTCCAGGGCATAGATATTGCTCTCATCCCCAAAATCGCCAGGCGCTTCAATCTGCGCCGGGAATTGCAGCTGGAAGTCGTAGTAATACGTGCTGGCAATCAGCGCACCTGTGGCTTTGATCTGGAACCAAACTGTATCCCCGGCCCGCATGTTGGCAATGTATCCCATGCCGGTCGTGTCGGTCGCCAGCTTCAATTTTGCCGAAAGATTCGGCACACCTTCCACCAGCACTGCACTTTGTCCAACCGGCCAGGCATTGGCGGCCTTGTCCATCATTGAGAATTCCATCGAGAACCCCCGTGTCAAGGCCACCGCTCCGGACAGGCCGGCCTGGGTGGTTGCTGTCTTGAACGACAGGTGACTCGGCAGAATTGGCCGCGGTGTCATGCTGGTGGGTGCTGCTGTCAGGGTGATTCCGGTTTCAACCGGCTTGGCCATCCCGGCCCCGTTCACGTTGACCCCATTCCGGCTGAACGAAAACGTCAGGCCGGTGATCAGTGCACCCGCCACTCGCCAGGCGTTGTTGGCGTCGCCTTGCTCCACGGTGAACGTCTTGCCAACGTCCTCGCCGTCCGTGTCACTGACAAACGTCCATTTGTAGGCGGCCGTTCCGCCCTGTTGCACCGGGGTCGGCTCACTGAGTCGGGAGGCAAGCAAATACAAGATCTCGTTGTAGGTCAGTTTGCCATCAATGGCCAGCTCGGACCATTCCTTGTTGACCACCACAAACGAAGCATATTTATTCCCTGCCGCTCGAAATGCTTCCGATTCCGTCCGGATTTGCGGCACCAGGCTACAAGCCAGCAGTTTTCTATTGGCTGCAACCGCCGTTCCAGGTGTCGCTTCTTTTCCGATTTGAATTGTTTGAAATACAGTTGCCTTTTCGGCCATCTTAATCCTCCTGCACAATCAATTGATAGATTCCGCCCAGGTGACGGAATTGAGTGATACCTTCCACTATTTCCACACTGGAAACCGGTCGCTGCCGGATGCACTCGACAATATTCCCGCCCTCTACCAGTAAATTATTTCGGCCATGCAGTAGCACATCAACCCGGTTGGCAATCGTCTCCAGGGCCACAAACGATTCGCCATCACCGATCGCCTCAACCGCATACAGCAGCGCACTGTACAGCCGGACGGCACCAACCCCGTTCTCGTCGTTTCCTTCAAAAAACTTAAAGACCACACACGGCAAGTCAATGTCCCCTGGTATCACATAACCATACACTCCATGGATCAATGCACTCAGGGTTGCATCGTTACTGAGTACATCCGTTAGCCATCGTTCGGCAACCAAGGTCTCGCTCACTTTACCCCTCCGATCGCCTTGGCCATCTCCGTCAGAAACCAGTCACGAATCTGATCCAACACCGGGCTGAAGAACTTGCGATTCATCCGCTTCTCAAGGCGTTCAGCGTAATCTGTGTTGGCAATCACTTGCGCCTTGGTCGGTGTCACCATCCGCGTGTGGATGCTGCTTTTTAATTTACCGGTGTCCACTGCCGGTGGTTCTCCAGGTGCACTCGCTCGATGCACGATTTTTCCACGCCGGTAGAGTCGTCCGCTTCTCGGTCCGCTCATACTTGCCTTGGAGATCTGTTCCACCTGTAGTGCCGCCAGGTGCACCACCAACCCGGCCTTGGTCTCCATCTCCAGCGTCATCCGTGGGATGTGGTTATAAACTAGGCGTGTGCTCATTTCACCTCACCCACCCGGAGTGAATCCAACCAGGTTCATCGGCCAATTTCAACCAGTCACCTGGTTGATCAACAACCCATACCTTGCCTAAGAACGGGATGGATTTTAGTATCCGGCTGGTGGTGTTCGGTTCCTCTCGTACCCGTAACCCCCACAAAGCCGTTATCGTTACCTGCTTTTTCGCTGGCGCTGGCGGGTCGTTCTGTCCACCTGCCCAGGCTATAAAATCTGCCTGTTCCCTCCGGCTGATATTGATATCAACATTCTTGCTGCATACCAGGGGCATCATTACTCGGGCGCTCACCTGCCACAGATCCCACTGACTGGCTGTGCTGGGTAGTTTTGGTGACGAATCTTTCAGTATCACAGGAACTTGCGCTAATCGTTCCTGGCTGCACTCACCGTACAACCAGCTCACATATTCGGCCAACCATAAAGGATACCGACCGACAATTCCTCGTAGGCTCGGACAGTAGCGGTCAATGAACCATTTGCCGGTATAGATTCCCGTCCGGCCTGGGGTAAAGTTGGCCTGGATCGCCGTCAGAAACGCGGCTGCCAGGTTGAACTGCTTGGCGTCGCTCACCACCGGAACCGCGCTCATCGGGATCTGCTGGTAGATTGCGTCATACCACAATCCCCAATCTGCCCACCATTGTTCGATATCCACCCACACGTAAGCCGGTTGGTACTGGTCAATCGCTGCCCGGAATAAATCCACCTGGCGCTGTACTGTGCTGGTCGGATCAAACCAGTGATATAAGCCCAGGACTAGACCGGCCTCGTTGGTCAGTTTGGCGTGTCGGTCCAACAGGTGGTCCCGGCCAAAGCCCATCGTTGCCTTGACGATCACCGATACTCCGCCCAGGTCGCGAAACCCTGCCGGGTTGAAATCCAGCTGGTATTTGGAGATATCTGCAATCAGCGCTCGGCTCATTTCACCGCCGCCAGGATCTGTGTCACAACCCAGATAATCAGCGTGGATCCCAGGATCCCACCCACCCAGGTCATGATGCTGTTGGCATGTTGCAATTGTGTGACAACTTTGGTTAACGTCGCCAGTTGTTTGTCATGCTCTTCAATCCTGTTCCATGCGTCCAATAACCGCCGTTCCACCAAGGGCCGGCAGCCTGCTTCGACGTTTTCCAATGCTCGCACCCGGTCTTCGATGACTTTCAAGGTTGCCTTTATTTCCCCGATGTCCTGCTGCCACCGGGCAGACAGGTCGGCTATCATTTGTTGTAACGCCTGGTTGGATACGCCTGCGCCTGTGCCAGCCATGCTCAGCCTGCTTCACCCGTAGGGTGCACATCGTGCGTGGCACTCCGGATCGCATCATAAACGCCCGAAGCCACGATCCCAACACCCAGCCCGAAGCCAATCGCCACAAACCAGCCCCCAAACCCACTGGGCATGGCCAGGCTCACCTGGTACAGCACGCCGATCACCAGTCCAATCAGCATACTCAGTACCAGCAACCATTTTCCGCTCACCCCCAGTCGCTTGGACCATTCCACCAAGCCCAACACCACAAACATCAGCGGTACTCCGCCGACCAACGCTTCTGAAAAGTCCATTACAACACCTCCACGCAAATAACTCGCAATGCTGTTTTTTCACTGCGGTCCAATTCGGTCTCAATTTTGTACTGCCGGCCATTGATCTGCAGCTGGTCCCCCTGCCGTACATCCGTGTCGTAGGGCAGGCTGGCCGTGTAGGTCAATACAGCTCCAATCCGGTCGGCAATCACTCGTTCATTGCCCCCGGACTGTACCAGGTTACCGCTTACGGTCGCCACCGTCGCCCACACCTCGCTGGATCCACCAGCCTCGTCGCTGGTGCGCGTCAGCCGCTGCACATACACCGTTTCACTGAACAGCTTTTCCCGCTCAGCTCGAATCTTGGCTAAATCGTTAGTTGACGTCATTTCTCACCTGTTGACTGACAACGATTCGTTGCTGGCCGCGGTACTGTTTGGCCAGCTCCTGCAGGGCAATGCGCTTCTGACTACGTTTCATGTTCGCCCCGTCTGCATCCACGTCAAACTCGATTCCAACTTTGGAAGCCCACATTTCCAGCAGGTCAGCCGCCGCTCCGTAGGGATCATAGACTTTTCCACTCACCAACACCGTGGTTTGGGAGCTGGTAAATGACCATCGTCCATACAGTGGATCAGAATCGGATGGCGTCAGGCTGGCATAATTGACATCCAATAGGCTGGCATCGCTCTCCCAGTATTGTTCGTCGCTGTACCAGTCAAGGTACTGAGTAGATCCACTTGAAATGGTTGTTTGTGGTTTCAATGCCAGCAGGCGAAAGTCCCAGCGATGAATATCCAGCGACCGTTCCACCTGGTTATCCGTGAACACCTGCTCGGCCCCGGCCGCATCTCCAACCAGGTCCCGCACCAGTCCAATCAATAAACCCATTGTTGATCGTGCCATACGTTATCCTTCTTCAGTCCGTAGAGGAGGGTCTGTGACCCGCCCGGTCAGGCTGAGCGAGGTCAGGCGGGGGGGGTAGGTGTAATCTACAGCCCACCCCCGCCCTATCTTATGCAGTCGCAGCGCCCTCGACATAATACAGGTAGCCGGTCAGCTTGCCTGCTGAAAGCGCACCCACCGACACCGTGCAGGTGATCTCTCGGGCAGTCGTCAGCTTGATGCTGGTCGACTCCGGAGTATTCGCCTTTGGCACAATCGCCTTGCGCCCGGTGCTTGAAAACGGAGAGCTCGACACGACGGTGGCCGTCTGGATGTCATTCGCAGCCTGCACGTGGATTGCCAGTTGCCCCGATGCCGCCGTGGTGAAAGCCGTGTTGACCTCGAAGAAGCCGCCAACCACGATCGCATTCGCCGGCAGGGTCACACCAACGCCGTGAGCAGCCGCTGTGGAGTTGTTCGCACCAGCGCTATCAATCCCCGCCACGTCGAAGGTGAACCGGGCTACCCGCAGGTTGCCAAGCCCATCATCCGCGCCGATCGGTGCGATTGCCGCAAAGTTGTCACTGACATCTTTCAGCCAGCCCTGAATTTGAACTTGTTTTAGTTGAGCCATATCATCACCTTCTTTTACCCGTAGGGTACTCTTCGAGCAAAGCCGGAGCTTGTAGACCCCGGCCTTCATCGTTATTCAGGATTCAGGGTTAGGCGTTTTTCTTGTGCAAGTAGACGCCGTCCACCTTGTTCTCGTACACGAACGCATCGTGATACAGGCGGAACTGGAACAGCCAGGCATCTGCCGTCTGATTCTCGTCTGGCGAGAAGATCTTTGGCAAGGAGAGCTTGGTCGGCTGCACAACCGCAGTCGGGTGCACCAACATGAAGTTGATGTCCCGGCCGGTCGAGCTGGTCTTGGTGAAACCGCCCGCGCTGGAGGATCCGCCAGCATCCAGGGTAACCTGGGTGTAGAAGCGGGTCTGCGGCACGGATACCACCCGCACGCCGTCCAGGGCGTTCAAGCGCCGATCGGCACTGTTCTCGTTCCCCAGACTGCGGGAAACGGAGGCCTTGAGCAGCGAATACAGGGCGCTCGAGATGTACAGGATGCGTCCCTCGGAGGGAACTTCATCACCGTCCATCTGGGTCATGGCCACATCGAAGGCAGCCAGCACACCGGCCGCCGTGGTCAATGCGGCTTCTGAGACGGTCGAGATCCCGCTGGTGCCGGCGTACTTGGCGAACCTGTAGGCGTCCACTTCGGGCACGACCTGGGTGCGGATGAACTCGCCCACCAGGGTGCCAAAGGCCTCACCCAGGGTTTCCTCGTTGTCCATTCGGTCAATCGAGAAAGCCCGACCGCGCGACTG